TGGACCGAAAAAGAAAATGTGCTTTTTTCGAAGTGGTTCCAATTCTTACCTACTTCTAATGTAACAAATGTAAAATCGTTTTTGTATGCCTGGGTTTCCCTTGATAAACGGGACTAAACCGTGTAAACTTTTTAAAGTAACTTTTTAAAGTAACTTTTTAAAGAAACTTTTTACTTTTTAATTTTAAATGTTGTTTTAATGTTATTGTAATTTATATTCCAATGTGTCATGTATTCATTGTACTCTTTTTCAAAATCATCTATGTCATTTAACCATAGCTGTTTTGTAGTTGTATTTTTTAGTTTAATTATTTTCTCTTCAAGGTTATCGCAGTCTTTTCTCAATTTGTTAATCATTTCGTTTGTAAACGAGTCAATACGCATATGTAATAAAAAGTTATAACTATCTTCGTGTGTTGGATAGTCCAAATCATCGAGTTGTTTTATAATGTTATCACGACTTCGATTAATTTGTTTATTATTTATTGTTTCATACATAATAACCGTCGAATCCATAATATCTTCAATAAACTGTGCTTTTGTACTGTATAAAATTAATTCTTTATTGTATTCTTCAAGCATATTTTCCTTGCGTTCTAAATATTTACCAAGACGAAAATCATAAAATTCGTCAATAATATCATACACGTTGTTATATTTTTTAATATATCCATGCTCGTCATATAAGTGTGTATTACTTACATTTATAGTATTTCTCAATTTAAGTTCTTTTTCAAAATACCCGATACCATCATTGGTTAATAACATATTATTTAAAGCATCTTTTTTGAATGTTATTGTCATTTTAAAACTTTTGTCAGTAATAAACGATTCTTCGTCTAGTAAAAATCCATTTTTTGATTTTTCGTAATCTATCATCTTAGTTAGTATAAACTCTTTGTATTGTTTAAACGAAAGCGATCCCTTTCCAACAGGTAATTCAGTAATTACAAGTTTGTTTTCCCCAAGTCGTGTATAAACACCGTGTGAAATAAATGTAAGATTTTCGTATGTAATAGTTCCATTAAAACCCCTATAAAACGGATTAATTGGATTATTATAACTGATGTCATTTAATTTAGATCGTATACAATCAATTATTTGTTGTGGATTATAACACGGTAATTGCGTACTATATCCCGTACCAATACCGTCCGTTCCATTCATAAGAATTGTTGGAAGAATCGGATAATAAAACAATGGTTCGATTTGTTTGTTTTCATCACTGTAGTTGTACGTTAATAAACTGTTATCTTCCTTTTTATATAAATGTGGAACTACAAAATTTAGCTGTGTATAAATATACCTTGCAGATGCAGCATCTTTTCCCGCTTTTAGGTCTTTTCCTCCTCCCATGCGTGTACCAAACTGCCCATTGGGCAACAAAAGATTTAGATTATTCGATCCGACGTAGTCGTGTGCCATACCAATAATGGCTTCATTAAGAGACGTTTCACCGTGATGGTAATCCGCTTGTTCAGAAACATAACCTTGAAATTGTGCAACTTTTATTTCCTTATTTGAAATTGGTTTTTTGATTGCAGCCCACAAGATTTTACGCTGCGACGGCTTCAAACCGTCTATCATTGATGGAATAGAACGAACGTTATCACTATTTGAAAACTCAATCAAACGATTGTCAATGAAATCACTGTATGATTCATGATCCACTGTAAGTTCTTTTATATTTTTTGGGTCAAACTTTCCAAGCCATTGCTTACGTACATCTGAATACTTTTTATCAAAAGCCAACTTCATATGTTCGTTTGTTTCTTTGTCATGCCGATACTTTATTTCGCGTATTTTTTTGAAGTCTTCTTCTGCATCTTTGCTTAAATAAGTACCAAGACCCTTGTAGTACTTGACTTCCCAACCAGACTTTGACCATTCTTCTTTATGTGTTTCAGTCCATTTATTGAAATCATTAATGGTTTCAAAAATATGCTCATGTTGTTTAATATTTGCTTTTTTGTCTTTCCAATGCCATATTTTAACTGCATACATTTTAATACTTTTAATAAATTCTGGGCTTCTTTCAATGAGCGAAGGCCATTGCGAATGAATAAAATTCATAACAAGCCCTTTTATGTGTGCACCATCAAGATCAGCATCTGTTAAAATCCAAATTGATCCGTATCTTAGAGTGTCAAAGTTTTTTTCTTCACTATAGTCCGTGTTTTGCTTTAATCCAAGTATCTTTTTAAGATCTGTAATTTCAGAATTTTCACTAAGTTGTTTTGCAGTAGCTTCTCTTACATTCAACAATTTACCACGTAATGGGTAAGTGCCAATCTTACGTTGTTTAGATTCCGGAAACGATTTAAGTCCAGAAGAAACGTATGTCATAGCACTGTCTCCTTCTGTAAGAATAAGAATACAATCCTTTGAATTCTTTGTTCCAGCCTCAATAGCATCCTGTAGTTTAGCATTTTGAATTTTTGTTTTCTTTGTACCGTCTGTTTTTTTCAGAGTTTGTTTTTCCTTGAAATTCATAACACTTAAAGATCGTTCTGCAATACCGGATTTCATAAGCTTGTCCAAAAATTCTTGCGATAGATCAAACTTAGAAAGGAAACTCTTAGATGTACTTGTAAGATACTCTTTAGTTTGCGTATCAAAGTCCGGATTGATTACATTTGTTTTTATAAACACTCTGAGATTTGTTTTTACCAATGCAGGTGTAATGTTTTCATTTTTTTTATTTTTGTTTTTTATAGCTTCACATAGCTTTTTTCCAATGGAATCTGCTACATGGTCAACATGTTTACCTCCACGCCAAGTGCATATTCCATTTACAAAAGACATTTGTTCAAAATTGTTATCTCTGCTCATACATGCTAGTACTTCCCAGTCTTTGTGTTTAATATAAGCACGCTTAGTTTCGGTTGATTTACCTATATACAGATTTGCATATTTTTCAAAGCTGCTCATTATTTTACTGGTTCCAAGATTAATCTTTTTACCATTAAAATATACTGTTAATTCATCTCCAAACAGACCAACCATGTCATAAACACGACGTTCCATCATACTTTTTGTATCATCCATTGCTTTAAGACCAAAACGCTTTAACTCTGGTTTAAATGTTATTTTTGTATAAGATGCTCGTGAATACTTCGTTATTTTTGGTGTTCCTCGTTTTGTCATATTGTCATTCCACGTTTGAACATATTTTTTATTTCGCTCGGAATCTACTGTTTCTACAGTGAATTCTTCAGAAAAAATATTCGCAAGTTTTGCACCATAACCGTTTTTCCCTCCCCATGTTTTGTCTTCTTTTGAATAGTTAGTACTCGTAAGAAGCTGTCCAAAAATCATTTCTGGAACATATACATGTTCTTTTTCATGCATTTCAACATCAATGCCATTCCCGTCATTTTCAATACTGATTTTTTCGTCGTCAATAAAGATTTTCAAATTTTTAACAGGATGTATATCTTTTCCACTTTTTTTTTGTGCATCGCTTCGAACTTTGTGGTCAGACGCATTTGTAAGAACTTCGTCAAATATTTTGTATAGTCCAGGTACATACTTAATTTCTTTTTGAATTATGTTGTCATTTTCAATAACCCATGCATCTTGTAGTGTTGTTTGCACTGCACTACCAATATATGTATCAGGTAAGTCATAAATGTGTTGTCGATGTTCTTTTTTTTGATAAATATCCGAAATCTTTGGTGGCATTGTTTGTATATACTAATTACTTAATCATTTTTCTTAAATGTTTGGTATATCAGTTATCATAATACCACAATAAGGAACAGGTGTTGATTCGTAATTTTCGTAGGACCATATTCCAAGCTTAATTGCTTCCTGAATTATAAATTTAAAATTACTCCAAAATTCTGGCGTATGATCCCGCGATTTTGAACAAACGTGTGCGAATTCATGAAGAGCAACAAACATAAGTGTATTTAGTTTTACTAAACTTTCTTCTTGGTCTTTATGACGCAAACAAAACACTAATTCGTGACCTTTGTTAACAGTATAAGAAGTAGTATAAAGCGTATTATTATTTTCATTCATATTTTTAAAATCATTGTAATTATTTATAAGTTGCTTGGTGCAAGAACTTTGTGGAAAATTTTTCATTAAATGTTGCGAAATAATTTTTAGTTTTATTTTTATATGCGCAAGGATGTCTGCTGCTAGTTGTTTATCTTCTTTATCAGACCTAACTAAATAATAAGAATCATCTATGGACGATTTTATGTATTCGAGTCCTAACTTTGAATACCAATCATACACTAAAAATAATGTACCAGCAGTTATTAGTCCATAAAATATTGATTCCATATAATTTACGGAAGAAAATTGATTTATTTTTAAAGTTTAAATTAAGTATGCATTATTTGCGAGGTAATAATCAATTAAACGTTAGCAATAACAAAGAGATTGAAATGCAAATTGTCGGATGGCATAACTATGACAACAATGAACTAAATGATAAAGACGAAGAAGAAAATTGTTTCAATGTTCTTATTTCTGGTATTGATTCAAATAAAAATTCACTGTGTATATATGTTGAAGACTTTCAGCCATTTTTTTATGTCAAAGTTCCAAATAATTGGAAAAAGTTAGACGTAAGTACTCTTGCCAAATATTGCAAAAATCACTATGCTGTTGCTGACTCGTATAGCGATGATCTTGTAATGTATCAATTAATAAAACGAAAACCATTTTATGGGTATACGCATAATGACATGTTTAAATTTGCAAAACTTGTTTTCCTAAACAAAGGAGCATTTCATGCCTACCAAAGAGTGTTTAATCGTCCCATTAAACTCGAAGGACTGTATAATGGGTATTTGGAAGTATTTGAAGGAAGTGTTGAACCTATGTTACGCATGATGCATGTACGTGATATTCAAGCTTCTGGTTGGATTCGTATTGATGCTAAAAAATATGTTGTTAATAAACCACGTCTTTCAAATTGTCAATACGACATAACTATGAGTTACAAAGATCTACATGGTATTAAAAAAGACGCTATTGGAGACATACTTTTTGCAGGGTTTGATATTGAAGCTGATTCGTCGCATGGTGATTTTCCTATTGCAAAAAAGGATTACAAAAAGCTTGCACGAGACATATTTAACGAATATATTAACCTTGTAAAAAAGTCAAATACGCAGTTGAAAAATTATTTTCAAACTTTTCTTGAACTCGCATTTGAAGACTGTTTTAATCAAAACCAAATCGATTACATAAACAGAGAACCATTGAGTGATCAAGAATTACATGATCTTGTAGAAGCTACGTATCCTCTTCTTGTAGAGCGTAGATTATACGATATGAAAAAAATAATTGAAAAAGTTGTAGAAACGGATTGTACAATGCTGGCAACACAGCTTGATAGTGAACGAAGACGTCTTATTAGCATTAATGACAAAGTATATTTAAGCAGACCAAAAGAGACGTATCAATTTATGCTTGATTTAGCATTTAATCCTTATTACAATGCATCAAATATTAACGTTGTATATACAAAAAACAATGCAAAACCAAGTGACACAACCATCGAAAAAGTAGCAAATGAAATACTAAAATGTTGTATCGAATACACCGAAACTATGAAAAAGAAAGTGCGATTAAATGCAAATAAAAAGAATCTTATTTCGCGAAAAGAAAAAGACGATTTGCGCGAAGAACTTTCGAGTGAAAATTATGACATCAGTTATTACATTGAAAAAATGAATGTTATTATGAATGAAAATTTTCCACCAGTTATTGGAGACAATTTAATTCAAATCGGAACTACATTCCAAAAGCTCGGAGAACCAGATTGTTTTTTGAAACATATTATTGTGCTTGACACTTGTGACACTATAAATAATGACGAACTTATAAAAGACGAAAACAAAGACACTGTTTTCCCTTTAAAAGAAATAGAATCTGCTGTTAAAAAGCACGGTCTTGATACATTTGAACTCGAGTCAATAGAATCTATAGAAAAAGAAAAAGAAAGGTGTAACGCCAAGTGTATTGAACTTAATTACAAAGAACAATGTAAAACCGATAAAGCAGAAGTAGTTGTAGAAGTCTATGATAATATGAAAGACGTCTTACTTGCTTGGACACGTCTTATTGTAATGTCTGACGTAGATGTTCTTATTGGGTACAATATATTTGGTTTTGATTTTAAGTTTATGTACGAGTGTGCTCAGGTATGCGATTGCGTGGAAGAGTTTATGCAAATAGGACGAATGAAAGGATTTGTACAAAAAATGCATGTGCAAGGTCACAATATAAAAGATACAAACAAGAAACAATCTATGGACGATATGGCTCATAACATTGAAATGCACGGACGATTGGTCATTGACCTGTTTAAAGTAATACAAACTTCGTACAACTTGGATAGCTACAAGCTTGATAATGTTTGTGAAAAGTTTTTGTACAAAAATAAAAACGACTTGCCTCCAAAAGAAATTTTCAGATTGCAAAAGGGAGATAGTGAGGATCGATGCACCATTGCTAAATACTGTCTTATTGATTGTGTTTTATGTAACAGGCTGCTTATCAAGCTTCAACTTCTTGTAAATAACATTGGTATGTCTAATGTGTGTTCTGTACCATTGATGTACCTCTTTTTGCGCGGGCAGGGAATAAAGGGACTAAGTTTTGTGTCTAAAATTTGTAGGGAAAAAGGTTATTTAATTAACAATTTGAAAAAGCAGGAAGAAACGTCGGAAAAATACGAAGGAGCTATTGTCCTTAAGCCTACGACCAAGATTTACATTGATGACCCAGTATGTGTTGCTGATTTCAATTCGTTGTATCCCAGCTGTATGATTAGCGAGAACTTATCTCACGATTCGCTTGCTGGTGTTTATAACTGTTATAAATGCATAGACATAGACAAACTGGAATCCAACGATGAAAAATGTAATTGTTATAAATTTGACTCTAAGTATGCTCACATAAAGGAGGTTGAATACGTCGATATTCAATACGATATCTACGACTACATTGACGATTACAACTCGCAAGGCATGGTGAAAAAAGAGAAAAAGAAAATCAAAAGTGGCATTAAGACATGTCGATTTGCACAACTTCCAGATGGAAAGAAGAGTATTATTCCTGAAATCTTACAGGAACTCTTGAAGCATCGCAAAAACACACGTAAAACCCAAAAGAATTTTCCTGAAAACTCTTTCGAATGGAACATTTACGAAGGGCTTCAGCTTGCGTATAAGATTACAGCTAACTCTTTCTATGGACTGACTGGTGCTCAGACCAGCAAGATTTATTTACCTGAAATTGCTGCTTCTACAACAGCGACTGGTCGAAATCTTATCAAGATTACCAAGAAGCATTACGAGTCTCATTACGACTGCAAGGTGGTATATGGAGACTCAGTAACTGGAGATACTCCAGTAATCATACGAAACAGGGGCGTTGTTACCGTCGCTAGTATTGAGTCCTTGGTAGAAAGGGAAAAGGACTGGTCTGAATACGATGAAAAACAACAAGTAACGTTTATTGGTCTTGAAGTATGGACCGAACGCGGATGGACAAAAGTAAACAGGCTTATACGTCATAAAACAAACAAGAAAATTTATCGAGTATTGACACATACTGGTTGTGTTGATGTAACAGAAGACCATAGTCTTCTTGACCATTCGGGACGTAAAATAGCGCCAAAAGATTGTGTTGTTGGAACAGCCTTGTTGCACTCTGAACTTCCTATTTTAAAAGAAACGAATGTTAGTGTAACAGCAATAGAAGCGTGGGCTATGGGATTTTTTATGGCTGATGGTAGTTGTGGAAAATATGTTACAAAATGGGGAATAAAATACTCCTGGGCAATTAACAATGCTTGTTTGGACTATTTAAATCAAGCAAAAGACTACTTAAAAAAGAGTACAAACCAAGAATTTAAAATTCTTGATACACTTAAATCTTCTGGAGTTTATAAGCTTGTTCCTGTTGGTGGTATGAAAAATATAACACTGAAGTACCGAGCACTTGTTTATCGAGAAAAAGAAAAAATTGTACCACAATGCATACTTGAAGCACCATTAGAAATTGCAAGAGAGTTTTGGAATGGTTATTACATTGGAGACGGCGATAAAGACATATATACACGATGTGATGCGAAAAATAAGTTGACTTGCCAGTCTCTGTATATGTTGATGACAAAAATAGGGTTCAAAGTCTCATTGAACAACCGAACTGACAAACAAAACATTTATCGTTTGACAGCAACTAAACGAAAGCAAAGAAAGCCTTGTGATAGTATCAAAAAAATAGAAGAAGTAACACATTTATATCATAGTTGTTATGTGTATGATTTTGAAACAGAAAACCATCATTTCCAAGCAGGTATTGGCAAAATGATAGTTCATAATACCGATAGTGTGTTTATACGCTTCAATTGCAAAGACTTAAACGGTAAAAAACTTCACGGACTTGATGCTATTAATAAGTCAATAATGCATTGTACAGAAGGTGCATTAGCTATATCAAGACAACTTAAAAAGCCACATAATTTAGAATTTGAAAAATCTATTTTCCCATTTATATTGATTTCAAAGAAACGATATCATGGGCATTATTATACCGAATACGGATCTTCAAAATATTCGCCTAAAAGTATGGGTATCGTATTAAAAAGGCGCGATAACGCAAATATTTGTAAGGAAATTTTCGGTAATGCTATTCGAGAAATTATGTTAAAACAAGATCTAGAAGCAAGCTTACAAATGATAAAAAATTGTTTGCGTAAGCTGTTGGATGGTGAATATCCATATGAAATGTTTATAATTTCAAAAACGCTTCGTAGTTATTACAAAGCACCGGATACTGTTGCACATAACGTATTAGCACGACGTATTGCAAGACGAGACCCTGGTAACAAGCCTCAAACAAATGACAGGGTACCTTACATATATGTCCAAGTATCTGGTGACGATGGAAAGAAGAGAATACTCCAAGGAGACCGTGTTGAAAACCCGGATTATGCGCGTGTGATGAAACTAAAGATAGATTATAAATTTTATTTAGAACGACAAGTAATGCAGCCTATTTTGCAAGTATTTAAGCTCGATTCTAGGTATTATGAAAAATGCAAAAAACTTTTTGACAATACGCTAATGGAATATGAAACAAAGCGAAATAAAAATCAAAAAATAACTGCGTTTTTCAAGGTTGTACCAAAAACAGAAAAGAGTTTTAACCCGTCTAAAAAAAGTGAAAAAGAAGAAGAAGAAGAAGAAGAAGAAGAAGAAAATAATGAGGAAGAAGAAGATAATGAAGAAGAAGAAAAAGTCGATCTTGTTTCATACGAATTTTAGCACGTAAAAATCGTATTTAAAATTATACTTTATAATAGTAAATGCATGGTTCAAAATCAGATTTGCAAGTATTTCGTGATAACATTAATAAATTTATAGAACAGCTTGTTCGTATTTATCCTGAAGATAAAGATCTTATGGTTTACAAAGACAAAGTAGCTCTTTATGCAAAGGTAGACCCTCGAGGTATGGTGGAATATTTTATGAATAACATGTCAAACTATACAGTACATATAATGGAACGTAACGATGATTTTTTCTTAAAAGACCTGGCTATTGAACAGGTAACGCAAAAAGAAAAATACCGCGAGCTCTTTGATAAAGTACGTAAGTTATGGCTTGATGGTATGACAAATGAAACTAAAAATACAGTGTGGCAATATTTTGTAGTTTTTGTTACATTGGGTGCAAAAATAACGCAAGATCACAATACCATAACAACTATAAATAAATATAGGAAAATACCTTTGAAAATTTAAATATTATTTATTTTATATGGGAGCCTTTTTTTCAAAAGACGAAGAAGAACAACAACGAGCTAATAGAATTAATGATATAAAAGAAACTTTGCGTAAAGCAAAGCAACAAAGACAATCTATGGAAGCTATAAATGATACGGAAGACGAAGCAGCTATACAACTTCTTCAGGAAGGTGGATTTATAGACCCTCCAGCTCCAGCTCCAGCTCCAGCTCAAACCGGTGGTTTCTTTATGGTTTGTGCTTAATTTTTTAAACTTTTTTATTTATGATTTATAAATGAAAATAACTAAAGTTCTTGTAAGTTGTGATTCTCATGGTGATTACGCATCAATGTTTCCATTGGTTCATAAAATGTGGAAAAGCATATGTGATTACGATTGTATTGCTATTTATGTAGGTACCAGTCTACCTGCTGTATTGGAAAACTTTAAAAACAAGTTTCCAGATAGTGTAATACTCTATAAACCATTACCAAACATACACACTACTTTTCAAGCACAGTGTATTCGTCTTTTGTACCCGGCTCTTATGGAAAATGAAACAGTACTAATATCTGATATGGACATAGTTCCGTTAAAAAAACAACACTTTGTTGAATTACTGGATAGTTACAACAAAGAAAATTTTGTTACGTACACGGATCGTTATGTAAAGCAAAAAATGTTTGCAATGTGTTATAATGCAGCTCATTGTTCAGTCTGGCAAACTATTTTTAACGTAAAAAAAATTGATGATATATCTACTAATTTAATACAGTGGTACAAAGACGAATATACTGGTAGTAAAAATTGTATTGGTTGGTTTACAGACCAAGAAAAACTTTATAGTAATGCTATAAAGTATGATAAAATAATAATACTTAATGACATACACACAAATTACAAGCGTCTTGATAAAAAACAAAAGAAATTTATACTTGAAAATAAACAAGTAATTTGCCAATCAATTCATAATTATTCTGATTTTCATTTTATTCGCCCGTATTCAAAGTTTCATAAAATTATAAATAATATTGCGCTTTGTGCTGTTAACAATTCCAATAAGGAACCTTTTCAGGATAACGTCTAGTACAATCCCATCTTTGACATGGATGATCGTCCTTATGACAAGTACTACACTTCCATTTTCTGTTCCACCCGCTTCCACTCCATCCACAATTACACTCGTGTGGAACACGTGACCATTTACCACATCTCGTTTCAACACATGGTCCTTCTTTTGTTTTAGTACAGCGTTTAATTCTGTTTTTCATATTGTTTATTTGTGACCCAAAATCATTTGTAAAATTACTTAGTTTGTTGTCATTATAAAATAGATCATCGTTATCTATTGTAGTCGTGACGTGATTTACAATATTATTTATATTTTCGGTTTGTTTTAGCCCATTTAGCCCGTTAAAAGAGTTAAACGATTCACTGTACCATATATGTTTAAACACTAAAAAAATTATTACTGACCAAAAAACAACTTCAATTAAGTTATTGGTCATTTATAATATTGTAAGAAAAAAAGTTATTTTATTTTATTTTATAGGTTTCTATGTTATTTAATATTGTTTGTAATGCAGAAGTACTAATAGACGGATAATTTATATCTGGAATAGGATTTGGCATATCTACTTTTCCACCGCTTATTTCATCGAGTTTTGATTTTACTTTTGTTATGTCACCTTTTAGATTGGACATTGCAGTATTGAATTTTCCTTTGACCTCGTTAATAGCAATTTCATTTGCATTAGTTAATTGTAAAAGAGTGCCAACAGAAATATTAAATTGGTCTACAATACCAGTCATATTGGATAATTCTCCAAATGTATGCCCTGTTAATTTACTAAATAATGTTTTTATTTCGTCAATTGCATCTACCATACTAGACCGAATGCTTTCCATACTGTCTTTTGATTTAGAAAATGTAGTCTCAGTTGTTTTTACGGCAACAAAAAGACTATTCATACTGGCAAGCATATTATTAAATACATTAGCAATTAAATAACTAAATAATGTTTCAAACGCAGTGTAAATAGACGTTATCATAGTTGTAAGCATAGTTGCTATGTTTTTAAAAATAGAAATTATGGTATCAAGTATTCCTTTTCCAGTATTTTGTATTCCTGATGTTACATTTTTATTGGTTTCTAGTGTTTGTTCAACTGTTTTTGATACTTCAAATAACTTGGTGAAACTGCTTACTATTGTTGTTCCTATGTTATTTGTAAGCAAGGATTCAAACGCAGTATAAAAATCTTTAAAAATTTTTGCAAAGAACTGCGAAATATTAGTAATAATACCATTAAGTATGCTTATTAAATTACTACTATTTTCTTGTATACCCGTTGTTACAGATTTGTTGATTTCTAACGTTGTATCAACTGTTTTTACTGCACCAAAAAGAATATTTATTGAATCCAATATATTCTTAAAAACATTAGTATTAACGTAAGTAAGAACTGATTTAAACAAATCAACTATACTGGTTATAAATCCTATAAATATATTAACAAACTGTTTTACTGCTTGAATAATAATATCTAACGGTGCGTTTGCAAGTGAAGAAAAAGCACCAAATGCAGAACTAATTAAAGAAGATAAAAATTGAGGTGGATCGCTTTCAACACTTAAAGCAGCTTTAGTAGCTTTGTCTTTTTGCAATTTGTCTTTTATTTTTTGTCGTTGTAAAAGAAGATCGCGATACTCCAATTTGAGTTGTTCGTATTCTTCTGTATTTGTTGTTTTTGCTTGTTGTAATCTTGCTTGCAATTCTTCGGTTTTTTGATTAATATTATTCAATGTTTTTTCCATAGGACTAACAAACGATTCCGATAATGGAAAATAAAAAATAGCTAAAACTACTAGTATGGTTGCAATTAATTCAAAATCAACCATAATTATATTATTATGCAATAAAAAAATTAAGCATTGAAGTTTGTTAATACTTGTGTTTCAATATTTTTCATATTTGTTAGCATTGTAGTACTTACAGTATTAATATTGGTTGCAAGATTTCCTAATACTTCTTTATGCTCTTCTAAATTCAATAAATTTGGAGATAAATTGCTTATGTCTTGTTCAAGGTTTTCAAGTTGTGATTTTAAATTTTGTAATTGATCAAGACCAGTCTTTAAGTTTACTACGTTTTCATTTTCAAAATTTTCTTTTGTGTAAGGTAATAAATAAAAAATTACCAAAGCTGCCAAAGCTGCCAAAGCTATTAAAATAGTTGGTGTCATATATTAAATAGTAATAAAAAAGTTTAAAATTGTAAGTTAGTTGATACATTTGATTTTATTGTGTCCAATGATGTTGTAAAGTCGGTATAAGCAGTGTTAATATTAGTAGTTATATTAGTTAGCGAGTCTCCTACTTCGGGGAGCGATGGAGCTAGTTCGGCTATATCGTCAGCTAGATTATCAAGATTATTTTTTACTTCAGTTAACTTACCAATAGCTTCTGTCATGTCTGTCACGGGGTCAACATATCCACCTGATTGAATTGCTGAATTTTTAACAGCAAGTGGGAGACCAAATATTATTAGTGCTACTATTACAATTAGAACATACAGCATTATTATAATTATAATACAGATAAAAATATTTATTCAGACGTGTTTACTTTGTCTTCGATTTTGAGAATGTAGTACAATGTAACAAGACTAATACCGACTGTCAAAATGCTTGGAATAGCACTTATCAAATAACCGATTATGTCACCAGTAAATTGGAACATTTGTATCAAAGTAGGTATCAATACTTCACTCGAACATTGCTTACTATAATAAGCGTAAGGGATATACAAATATGGGAAAACCAATGCTGCAATAAGTTCTATCCAGTTCCAAGTAAGGTTACATTGATATGCCAAAAATACAGCATAAATTGATCCAATTACATGAATAATACCGGTACCAAGAATAAATTCAATAACAAAACCACCTTGTTGGTTGTATTGAACATTTTCTTGGAGTGTTTCCATAACATTTTCAATTTGCTTTTTTTGTTCTTCGTGTAGTGCTGTTACAGATGGTATTTGCTGTTGTTTCTGAAAATTTACATCAAACACATTAGAGTCGTTGGCACAACTTGGTTCGGGAGTTACAAAAGCTGGTGCTGCGTTCATTATACTATAATTAGATATTTTATTTTTAAAAGTCTGGAACACCTTGTATCATACGTTCATTGATTTCTGGAACAAGCGAAATATTTTCATCAAAAATAGGTATTTCTTGAGTACCGTCTATATCCAATAAGAAAACTAATAACCATACAATAAACCCAACAAGAGCTGCATTTTTAATGTATGTCATCTTCGTTTTTTTATTGTCAAATAGACGAGAATCCAAGTACATAAATACAAAAGCAATCAATGCTGCAAGAATAGGATAAAAATACAGACTAGAAATTATCATTATAGTCTTACTTATAAAAATAGTTTATGCTTCTAACTCACTAACAAAATCATCAATGCTTACTTTATCAAGATTATTTTTTGGTTCTATAATGAAATCATCATCGCTTTCATCATATATAGTGCTAGACTTGCTCGACTTGCTAGACTTTATTGAAACGTTTGAATCTTGTGAATCTTGTGAATCTTGTGAATCTTGTGAATCGTTTGAATCTTGTGAATTAGATTTTTTTATTTCTTCACTAGCATACTTAGAAGGTATGGAAATATGCATAACGTTTTCTTCGTCTATATGCTTCTTTATTTTTTGTTCCTTTTCTTCTTCTTCGTCTTCTTCGTCTTCTTCTTTTTCACTATTTTCTTCCTTGCTTTCTTCTGATTCTTTCGCTCCTTCTTCTTCCGCTCCTTCTTCTTCCTCGTTGCTTTCATGAAATTCATGAGCAATATACGCATATTGATCCTCAGGGTATTTAAATTCTTCTTCTTCTTCTTCTTCCTTTTCTTCCTTTTCTTCTTCCTTTTCTTCTTCCTTTTCTTTTTCATCATTTTCTTCTTCCTTTTCTTCCTTTTTATTAGTGTAATAGTCCATTACTTCATTTAGATCGACACGCTTTTGAACAGTACGTATAATAGAGTTGCGAACAATATTTTTTAAAGTTTCTAGATTTTTTACCTGCTCTTCTTCTGGATACTTAAAAGAAAACAAATTTGCATGTGTCCATACTCCTCTTGCAGATTCAAGGTAAAAATGGAATAACATACGTTGGTTCGATGCAGAAATATTTAAAAGACTAATAGGTATTTCTTGGGTTACAATTAAACCTTTGTCTGTTTCCATAAGGTAACGAACAACATTTCTAAAATTAAGTTCAAAAATACGAGTTATATAGTCTTCATCGTTGTCTGATTCTTTTACTTTATTTAAAAACTCTTCATACAATTGTTCTAGTTTGCTTTCGGATATATCTGGTATATTTCTTAATGCAACTTGAAAAACAACAATAGAATCGCGTGGGTTTAGCTTATACGATGTTTTGTACAAGTTTTTTAATTCATTAAGTATATGTGTTACAAGAATATCATGAACAAGTGGGTCTTGTATCATTTACTCTATTAAACTATTTTATTTTTTAATTAATAGACGAGCGAGTATTTAATAATACGTTTTGTGTTTTTCTTTTGTAACATTGATATTGTACTTACTTTTATTAAAACTACTGTAATCACCCTTTTCGGGCTGTCCTGTTGTAAATGCACCGGATTCAATAGCGTCATTATTTTCCCAGAACTGGTCCAAACATACCTTAAATTGATCATGTAAATCTGCTTTATACCAAAATACTTGGTCTTCTAGTTTATCATTATTAGTAGAGTTATCTATTACTAAACACCCTCTGTCTTTAGTGCATTCATCGAGTACCTTATTAAACATTTCAAAATTAGGAAACATACCTGCATAATGTTCGTACATTTTTTTCTTATTGTTGTACTTAGTTTCTTTACAAATAAAAAGATAATCTACTTGCGTTCTAAGACCAGGAGGAATACCAAGCAAATACTGCATTGTAATAATAAAAGTAACTTTACCGTGTCGACCATTCATAAAAATCCATTTTATATTTCGGTCATTAATCCATGACTTATTATCATATAAACAGTCATCAAAAATAAGAAATGCACGTGGATCCATGTCTTTGTATTCTCGTTCTTTCAAAGTACGCTTAACCATAATGCGCTGTCTTGAAAGAAATTTTTCTACTAACTCTGGTGTATATTCGTCGTATACAAAAATACTAGGAATATGCGGTTTATAAGTTTCATTAAATTCATCTGTTGGAGAAATAACAGTACCGCAAGGAAAATCTCGATTATGATACAAATAATCAAGTACTAATGTTGATTTACCTGTTCCACGCTTTCCAATAAAAAGAATTACTTTGTTATCACCTACCATATTCATATCAAACTTTTTTACTTTAAAATCAATTTCGGGTTGCTTAGATGAACCAGCATTGGTAGTCATTTAAGTTAAAAAATAAAATTGCTCTAGTTTATTTACGCACTTTGTTAATTTTCTTTTGTGTGCGCGTTAGCTTATAATACGAATAGGCAAAATAACACATACAAAGTGCTAAAATAGCAATAGAAAGCCATGGTTGTACATTTGTATACCCCATAAAGTTTACTGGTATAAATCTGTTTGAAAGAAGAATAAGACCTATACAAAAAACCGAAACTAACAATGAGTTAAACAATGTGTCATTAAAATATTTTTGAAATACACGTTGTTCGGTAGCACGTACACTTTCTTCGTATATTTTTTTCAATAATTGTGTTACATAATCCCCGCCGTTATTTTCCATATTTTCCATATTTTCCATATTTGATTCCATATATCAAATAGATACAAAAAAAACTTAAAATTTTTTACTTTCTAAGAGCAAGAATACCTTGAATTGCTCTTTCTAGTTCACTTACTTGACGAGTTTGTCCTTGTCCCTGTCCCTGTTCACTAGATCCGGCTTCTTCAGCTTGTCCATCTTGTCCAGCTTGTCCAGCTTGTCCAGCTTGTTCTTTAACAGGTGTTTGCGTAATCATCGCATAAGCTTGAGAAATTAACTGAAGTTCTTGCATTCTGAATGCACCACGGGAAGTAGCAAGATCGATTGATCCTAAGATAACTTCCAATGGACTTACACTAAGTTGATTTTCTTCAGCCTTTTTTTCACTCATATACTCTACAGTTGCTGTATATTTTTAAGCAATTTAATTTTTATTTTAAAAATGATTTATATTTTTATAGTATTATATAATGGAAGAAGTTCTTACTGAAAAACAAGAATATGTTATAGAATGTTTTGAAAAAGGAAAAAATATTTTTATTACTGGACCAGCAGGTTGTGGCAAAACATTTTTACTAAATAATTTAATAAATAAATTAAGTAAATTTGAAAAAGAACAAGTTGCAATAACTGCTATGACTGGTGTTGCTGCTACTCTTTTACCAGAAGGGAGAACACTTCATAGTTGGGCTGGAATTGGAATCGGAAATGGTGATTCAGAGCATTTGTATAAATATGTGCGCAAAGTTTCTAAAAACAGAGAGCGATGGAACAGTGTAAAAGTTTTAATAATTGATGAGGTTTCTATGCTTACTCTTGAACTTTTTGAAAAGCTTGACTATATAGCACAAAAAATAAGAAATCGCAAAACTTTTTTTGGAGGAATACAACTTATTTTCTGTGGTGATTTTTGTCAATTACCACCAGTAAAAAGCACTGATTATTGTTTCCAATCAGAACTATGGCAAGGAAATATTCACAATATTTTGCTTACTAAAATATTTCGACAAGACAATACTATATTTCAGACATTATTAAATGAAATAAGGCTTGGTTATATAAGTGACGAACATATTATGCTGCTAAAACAACGCATAAAAAAAATAAAATATGAAAATGGAATAATACCAACATGCATTTATCCCACTAATGCACAAGTATCGTCTATTAATGAAAAAGAAATCGAAAAATTAAAACAGGAAAATAGCTCTATACTTTTCAAATGTGTCGATAAAGTTTATAACCGCGAAAAAGACATAATATTAAAGACTGGAAAAAGCTATGAAAAAATAATTGAGTTTATAAACAAGAGCTCTATGCTAGTAGATAATCTAGAATTGTGTATTGATTGTCAGGTTATGCTTGTTGTCAATTACGATATGGATACAAAACTTGCAAATGGGTCACGTGGTATTATTACGGGGTTTGTAAATGGAAATCCCCGTGTTTTATTTCGCCATGGCATAGAGCAAATTATAACACCATATCAACAAAGTAGCGAAATGACAACGTACAGTGTAACTCGAACACAAATTCCATTGCGATTGGCATGGGCTGTTACAGTACATAAAAGCCAAGGAATGACGCTTGATTATGTAGTAACAGACTTAGGAAATGTATTTTTACCTTCGCAGATTTATGTAACACTAAGTCGAGTAAGATCACTAGATGGTCTATTCTTGAAAAATATAAACTTTTCAAAAATATACTGCGATGATGCAGTTAAAGAATTTTATGAAAATATAAATAAACCAGTTAAAAAGAAGCATGAAAATGCATTTTCTGTGCTGCTTAATTCAAACTAAAAATATTAGCATCTTCGGGTATACTATCACATGAAACTTCAAAATGACCAAAATAATTCATAAGAGCATCAATTGGTTGTTTGTATTCTATGTCTTCTAATAAACAGTGTTCACTAAGTGCCGTTTTTTTGTTTGTTTTTAATTTATTACCTTTGACATATACATCACTTCTGTATTGGTCTGGTAGCATATCTTTTATTAAATTTACCATGTTGGTATCGAGCGTGCTTTTTGCGTAATCGTCTACGTATTCTATGTTTATTTCATTTAAGAACATATGCATATCGTAATACCTATTTTGTGTTGGACGCATTCCATTTGTGGTTGGATCCCAGTCTAATTCAGGATTTGGATAAACTGCTTTATTGATAATAATATTTGGCAAATGAGCCAAACCGAAATCCGAAATTTTAGCAAACATATCAGTAGATATTTTGAAAAATTTATTTTGTATCTTGTAATAGTAGTCATCTTCTGCTACTTTGTCAATAAAAACATTATCGATTTTTAAATCGTTATGACGCCATTCTGGGTAAACCGACTGAATACAATGCAGTGTATAAAGAACTTGAAAAATAATTATATCCATATTTTTTAAATAAGGCCACTCTTCATTTGATAATTCTTCTACATTTGACCTGCATACTTCAGTAACAATACGCATTGATGGATTATTGCATGCTGTGCATTGTGCATGTTTGATATAAAGAAGAATATGGGGACTTATACTATTGAATATAAAATTATTTAAGTGTTTAATCATACGTACTTCACAGTTAACATTTTCTTCTATGTCATTTATGTGTTCGTCTTCTTGATATGCGCAATTTTTAACAACATATGTATTGTGTTCATATTCGGTATTATTTTCGTCTATCATATATGCTGATGCGTAAGCACCAGAACCTATAAACTCGATATTGTCCTTATTTTTTTTAATTTTTTCTTTTAGTCGTTTTAAATTGCACGAAGAACCTTTTTTTATGTATTTTGCTGTTAAAATTTTGTCTTGCATTGCCTCCATGTAATCGTCTTTCCATATACAATCGAATTCTTCATTATATAAGATAGATTCACCATAAACTGGATCAAAGTTTTCTTCCATTTGTTTATATTAATGTATCTTTGTAAGTCTTTTGATCAATGTATATTTTTTTTATTTTATTTTTGTTTTTTATTCTGTACTTATTTTTATTTAATATATCTATTTTTTGCAACTTATCAATAAACGTATAGTCCATGTTGTGTTTTATTAGCATATTAACTCCATAATCAATATTTAATAATTTGTTATTTGTTTCTTTCGAGTATATGCTATACAAAATAGTATTTGAAATATGATGTACATCATCAATGCTATAAAACTTTGGTCCATTTATTTGTTCAAAAATAGTAATAATATTTTTGATATTTGTTCTATAGCGTGAATACTTACCAAGTGTTTTTGATACACTAAGATCATCTGGTACAGTATAATTCATTTTATTGACGTAATTGGCAGGAAAATAACACGAAAGAAGGCAATGGATATACTGGTTTGACCAGTTATTTTGATTATAAATAAGCTTGTCGCATATATCCCCAAGCATAATATAATTAGTACACTGTTTCATTATAAATAGCTTTTTCAGTAATGGATCACTCGAATTATAAAAGAAACTTAAAAAATTGTCATTTACTAGCATAGGAAGCATACTTTTATCTTTATTAAATTTAATTATGCAGTTATTTGCTGTTATATTCTTATCAAAAATTTCTAATAATGTATCTTGTCGATTGTGTTTTATATTGGATGACCTGTTTTTCTTTTTAAAAAATTCGTTAATATTAGAAGATGATATATTTGTTCCATATAACAAATATAACTGGTACACAGTGTTGATTGTTTTATTAAAATTATTTTCGCAATTTTCAATGATTAATTCAGTGTCTTTTTTATTAATTTTTATATTTTCTTTGTTTTTTATTCTGTTAACTAGTCTTGCTATGTCATTGTTATCAATATTTTTAAACTCGATATGCTTAAAATTTTTACACTGGTCCAATTGATCAAAATTATTTGTTATACACACCATAATATCGTCTTCATTTAATTTTTTTTGAAAAATAAATTCAACGATTTGATTAAGATCTTTTTCATGCTTAATAGTTTCCATATTGTCTATTAAATATACTGTCTTTTTCTCCTTTGTAAAATAAGATTCAATATTTTTACTAAACAGCGAATTAGTTAATACTTCAAATACATTTTTTTTATTTTTATTTAAATCTATTAGCTTTATACTGTATTTATGTTGTTTAAATATTATTGATACTATTGTACTCTTACCGAGACCTGTTTTACCGTAACACATTATCGGTGTTTTTTCCTTATTGTTTATAACGTGTGTTATCTCGTTAATAGCATTTTTATTTCCTACTATTTTATCTAATGTTACTGGAGTATATTTTTCATTCCAAGACATTTAGACTTTATATTATGTTTTTCTATATAAAAAATGATTGCTATTACTAGAGTGTCAAATGAATACAATAAGTATAAAAACACTACAGGGTTTAATCGATAACGATCCAGAACAATACAAAAATTGTGTTGAAAATAACTATGAAAATGAAATAATCCCGTGTCTTGAAACTTGTGAATCTTGTGAATCTTGTGAAACTCGTGAATCTTGTGAAACTCGTGAATCTTGTGAATCTTGTGAAACGCGTACCTACGATATGATGGAATACATTGACAGTTTGTTTTTATGTTCTGGATTTATTAAACTCCAAGAAAAGGAATGCATTACTAGTTGTAATATTGCACGACTTTATGTAAATAAGACTGGTTTATGTATATCAATTAAATGTGGAGTAGCTTACAAATCTTCGTTTTTATACGATGAAAAGGCGTATTATATATATCCAAACCTACCAGAAATTACTCAATATATTTCTAAAACAGAGGATATAAATGTGACGTTAGTTAACGTTCATAAATTTTTAAATTTAGAAAAGATTTTGCCAGAAACTTTTGATATAATTATTTACAATGCAGATTCAAAAAATCTTTCAAAAAAATTTATAGATTTTTTCAAAAAATATTTTGATAATTCGAAATCGGTTTCTTTAATTGCAGAAGATTTGGTACTATGTATGTCTTATGTAACTCTAAGAAAAGAACAGGGTATATGCAGTATTGAAAGACTTGCAAAACTATTTAGTCCTGATTGGTAAAAGCATTATTTTTTGAAATTATATACTTTAAAAATTCTTTTACAAATTGATCCATAAATACATCGGAATTAATTTTTTTTAATTCTTTTTCGCATTCGTATTTGTTTGGTCCAGTCTTTTTTACTGTCCAACCATCATTAAGTGCATTATAAATACAAATCATTTGCAATAAAACTTTATAATTTGTGTTTTCCATCCTGATATTTTTAAAAAGGAAATTTATGCAGCATAACTACGCATAAAAATAAAATAAAATAAAATATATTAATTATGAATAAATTACAACTTATTTTAATAAAAAAAGACGATCCTGTAAAGCAATATACTATTGATATAATGCATGATGAACCACTTTCAAATATAGTAAACAAACTAAATACATATCGTAGTCCAGATAAACAAATAAGTGAGCTATATAACCAATACAACCAAGTAATACCTCTTAACTACAAACTTAAACGAAATATGACTTTTTATTTTTAAACTCCATATAATGCTGTATATCACTAGTTTTGTAAATTTCAAAACCTTTTCTGGTATATAATTCAACCAGAAAACTGTCATTTTTATCTACTGTTAAAGTAATATTATTTAACGACTTTTTATGCTCTCTGTAAAATAAAATAACATTGTTTATTAACATAGATCCATACCCGTTGTTTCTATATTCCGGTAATATACAAATATTTGTCAGGTTATCTTCTTCTATGTCTCTCAAAGAAGCCAATCCCATTTTTTTATTTTTTATAAAGCATATAAACCACAGCGACTTTGTATATTTTAGAGAATTTAAAAGATCTTGATTTAACAGAGGTTTATTAAAATTTTCAGAAACAACAGAATTTATCCAGTTAAGTTCTTCGTTATTTAATTTTGAAGCAGATTTAACCAATATTTGCATATTGTGCTTTTTATAGTCTTTTTAAAAATAGCTACTACTATAAATGAGATACTATTACGAATTAAAAGAACAATCTATTACAAATGACGAAAAAGTGTTTCTTTCTATGGTAGAACATCTTGTTATAATCCGATTTTCGGTTATTTTGAATCGTGATGAGTTTTTAAAAAAAATAAATTCGTTATTGTGTAATGAACGTCTTGAATACAGGTTTAAATTGTTTGAAACTTTTTGTTTACCCTCTTTATTACAACAATCTTTAATAGATTACAAAATAATAATAATTATTGATGAAAACTTACCAATTAACTGGAAAACACGTCTTACAGATTTAACAAAAGATTATAATTTTATTACTTTACATACATGGAATAAAAAAGACACTTTTGAAAGTAATGATTGGATAATGCCTTATGTAGATTACAAGACTAAAAAATTTTTATGTACTACACGTATTGATGACGACGACATGATAAACAAAGATGCCAATTTAATTTTTAAAAAAATTTTATACGCACGACGAAGTAAAATAAATGAAAAATCTTGTTATCATTTATCTAACGGTATTTACATTCATATTGAAAAAGACAACAGGCTTTTTCCTTTTAAATGCAATAATAAATCACTTGCAGTATTTATGAGCCTTATAACACCTATTGAAAATGAAAAAAATATTTATTATTATTCGCACGATAAAATAGCAAATTACCCAGAAATAATGCAAATACAAGTTTTATCTAAATCAATACAGTTGTTTGCAGTTACAAATCACCATTGGGAAAATGACACTAGAAATGTGCGATTTAAAAAATTTAAAGAAGAAGAAAAAAGTTGTCAAAAAATAATTGCCAATTTTAATGTGAAAAATGATTGCAATTATTTTTTGTAACAAATGGGTGTACCGAGTTATTTTGCTTGGTTATACCGAGAACACAAAAACGAACTAATAACAACAAAATACATGTATGATTGTAATGTTTTGTATCTAGATTTCAATTGTCTTATTCATCCAGCGTGTAAAAAGCGTATAAATATGTCACAACAAGAAATGTTTCAAAGCGTGCTTGATTATTATCATGAAATCGTAAACTATATTAAGCCAAAAAAATTAATATATATTGCTATTGATGGAGTTGTTCCATTATCCAAAATGGACCAACAACGAAAGCGTCGTTATCGCAGTGCAGCTGACCGAATTATACACAACGAATTGCAAGAAAAATACAATATGCCTATTGAAACAAATGATTTTAATATGATAAGTCCAGGGACACAATTTATGCAGTCCATAGACAACTTGGATTATACCATGCCAAATTGTGAAGTTATTGTTAATCCTTCTTCGCAACCAGGAGAAGGAGAACACAAGATAATGGAACATTTACGAAGCAACAACACTGAAAATGCAGTTGTTTATGGACTTGATGCAGATTTAATATTTTTATGCTTACTAAATTACAAAAAAAATTGTATGTTGTTTCGAGAAAGCACATTTTTTGAAAAAAATCCGGAAAATGGTTGTCCATATTATTTTGTAAAAATTCCGGAAATGCGAATTTATTTGCATAATAATTTAGTTTCCGATAATGAAAAAACACAAGTAATTTCTTCGCATTATGTTCAAAAAACTATTATTGATTATGCATATTTATGTTTTTTGCACGGTAATGATTTTTTACCACATATACCGTCAATGCTAATAAGAGAAGGTGCATTAGAAATAGTACTAGAGTGTTATAAACAATTAAGACAGTCAAAAAGTTTTGCAAATATTATAAATAAAAATAAAATTGTTTATGAAAATTTTTTGCAAATTATTGAAATGATTTCTGAAAAAGAAAATGAACAATTTTCAAAAATAACAAACAAACGTATTTCAAGAATTAAAAATTACAAAGAAAAAATTCCTTCAAATTACAAAGAAGAAATAGAAAATTATAATTACATAGAGCATAAATATGAAGACAAAGTTCGATTTGGTACAAATGGCTGGAAAACGCGGTATTTAAAAGAACTACATTGCAAAGAAATTGATATACTTGAAGGTTGTCAAGATTATTGTAATGGTATGGCTTGGTCTCTATGTTATTACACAGATAAATGCATTGATTGGCGTTGGCATTATACTTCCAAGTACGTTCCATGTATGTCAGATTTATTAAAACATTTAAAAGACAATACATTAAACCCTAATTTTATTCTTAAAGAAACAACACCGCTAAGTGTTGATGTGCAGTTATTGTATATTATGCCACCAAAAAGTATAATGTTGTTACCAGAAAAGCTTCGATCGATTATGATAAAATATTCTAAATATTATCCTCATAACTTTGAATTATGCACGATTAATAAAAAATTATTATGGGAATGTGAACCACTATTACCACAATTAGATATTAAAAAGTTTGAAAAAGAATTAACTAGTTAAAAAATTCATAATTTTGCTCGTATATAGAGTCTTGACCCGATACTTTATCATCGTACTTTGGTCTGCTTGCTGTATTTATTGGTGTAGTTGCATCTATTTTATCTGCTAAATATTTTATTTTAGACATATGTTTTGCTAATAATATATTAAATTCTTCTAATATTTTAGTATGCTTTTTATCACTATTTCTACTATAAGGAATACTATGGATCATAGAATGAACAGCGTTTAACGTCTTTTTATGAAATGTTTTTGCTATATCAAACATATGATACGGATACATTGTTCCTTTTTCAAGATCTGATTCAATGCGAAGTAAATTATCAATATGTTTTGTTAATAGCACAAATACTTCTGGATTATAATTTTTGTATTCTTTTATGCTAAAAAGCAAATCTATAATTGAAGCATCAATGTGCATATTTTTTGCTGTTGAAAATATATCGTGTTCAAGTTTGTTTTCGTGTTCCATTTCAAAATTATCTCCTAACGCTATTTTACGCTCTCTCAAAAAATAAATTACTATAAATGCTGCTATTAATCCTATTATAACAGAACTATTAATTGCAACTGTACTACTTATAAACACTATTGCTGCTATTAAAAGTAAATAAATAAATAACTCGTCGTTATTTATACTGTTTACGTAATTAAAAATATTATTTTTGGGTTTATTTTGATCAAATTTTTCTTTTGTATCGGTAAACATTAATTGTAATCCATTTTCAATTTTATTCAGTGCATTATTAAATGTGGTTTGAATATTTTCAAAAGACGACATTATTATACTTTATAAAGTATAAAATAATTTTACATTACGATTTTAGCTGGTTAAAAACATCTTTTATATATGTGTTATATTGTTTAAAAACATATGGTTTAACGTAATTACTTATTATTAGTTTTTCTTTCATGGTTTCGTAACTAATGTTTTCTATTTTTTCTTCTGGGTTTATAAGACTAAGCATATAACCTTCGAGACTAGTAGGTTCTAAAACTTTTGGAATACCTTTAGGTATAGTGTAATTATTACTTTTAAGCGGATCAAGCGGACCAAGTGGACCCGATTGACCAAGAGGACCAAGCGGACCAAGTGGACCAAGTGGACCAACATTAGGAATATTGTCTTGTTGTTTCTTTTTAAAACTAAACCGTTTAATAGCTAATACTTCTTCTTTTTCTTCTATTTCATTTATTTTTTTCATTGTAAATTTCTTTTTTTGTTTTAATGGTAATGGTAATTCGTTTATTTCTATGTCTTCAATAAGTGTTACTGGTTCTTCAATAACAAATTCATTTTTTTTATCAGAAATACCGAGTTCTAGGTCGCTTTCATTAATAGGATCCGAAATTAAGTTCCAATTTGAATTAGCGGTACCAATTCCATTTGGATGTATTTTATCGTGTCTTATACGTAATATTTTCCAAATATTTTCAACAAATATACATTCTGCTATTGAACCGTCTTGAATAATCTTTTTATTAAAATACGGCTTGTCATTTTGACTAACAGGTAAATCAATATATCCGATGTTAATACTTTTGTGTGGCTCAAATTCAACGTATTTGTATTCGAGTTCATTTTTGCGTTTTAAGCACATGAGAGTAGCTCGTATCATTCTTATTTTTTTTCTTTCAACAAGGTTATTATGCTCGTCGTAGGTATCTTTTAATGTTTCGCGTATTTCATATTTATTTTTATTTTTTTTAAATATTAATTTAAAATCAATCGATTGCATACTAACAGGTTTCCATTTTAATCTTAAATTATCTTTATCTTTCATACTACTAGGGTATTGTCCAGTTGGGGTAAAAATATAACCATCTGTTTCATAGTCTATGATTTTTGTATTTTTATCTAAAAATAGTTTAAAAGACTCCATATTATCGAGTTTAACATAATTTATTTCTTTTAAATCAACACCGTCAGTTTTAAATTTTTTTTCTATTTTTTCAAAAAACTTTTTTCTTTCATCAAACACGGATTTACGTGTATCATTTTTATCGTAATATATTGTATCAAACACCATAAACGTTGATTTATTAAATGCTTTAGTCTTTATTAATTCACCATCGAACAAATAATAAGAGCTATTAGGCAGTTGTAATTGTAATTTTCCAATAACTTTAACTTGCAATTTATTATTAATTAAATACAAGTTGGTATCACCACCAATAATAAACAACAAATAACGTTGTCCATCTGCTTTCAAAGACACCGAATACTTTTTGTTTACCAAATGTGTTTTGTTTGATTTCAATAACACATGTGACCGATCAATAACAGTTATATCAGTGCCTATGAAATATTTAAATGGATTATTTATTACGTCTTGTAAGTCTTTTCCTCGGTAAAAAATATTTATATACGATGAAATTACGTTTTTATATAGCTTATCATTAACAATAAGATATTTGTCATCACGATAAACACGTGCTATGTCATAAAGAATAGTTGATAATTCAGTGTTTGATAGTAAAAAATTAATATTATCAATGTCTATGTTACCAATATATTCTAATTCAATTTCATAAACAATGTCACTTTCTTTTAATTTAGAATTTTTAAAACTTGTACCTTTATTTTCCTGTACAGAGGTACAATCAATTCTTAATAATGTAGCATTTGGTAATACTACCTTGAAACTGTATCGCTTTTTAAGTCTGTAAAATTTCACTGTACTAGAAGACTTAATAAAACTGTTTATTTCACTTAATTTAACATTATTAGGTAATAAGTTTTCACTAGGTATCATAACAGTTTCTTTGGATGCAGACAAACGTATAAAAGATAAATCTTTAAAATCGACATTTGCTATTCTTCTTTTTACTTCATAAGAAACATCTTTTAATCCATCGACATTATCAGAAACACAGTATGATTTAAAATTATCGTTATTGGAATTAATTGGAATACTTATTCTAGTATTCGCAATTTTATCTGAATTTTCAGAAACAATATTAACATCATTAAACTGTATATCAAGGCTACATTTTTGAAATTCTTCAAACCCTCTGTGTCTACAATAATCAATAATGTTTTGAAATTCTATGTAACTGTTTCCAAACCGTTTGTTACGACATCGAAATTCTAGCTCATTGATAATTCTGTCATCACTAGATGTCATTTGTATTCGACAATTGTTAAACAACTCTTCCAAAGACTGCTTCAAGTACGTAAAAAAGGATTCTTGTTCCATTAGTACCTATATAGTATAATCTTACAAAATAATCATTTTTTACAAACATGTTTTAAAATATCTGCAATAATTTCATTTTTAGTTTTTGTAATTGTTTTTGTTTTACCTTGTTTTGTAGTGTCAATATTATACTTAAATGCAATTTCTAGTAATTCTGGTTTTGGCATTGAAATAAGAGTTTTTTCATTAAGACTAGCAGGACTTGCAAGACTAGCAGGACTTGCAAGACTAGCAAGACTTGCAAGACTAGCAGGACCATAGGAAGATTCATTTATAAATTCATAACCTTGAAAACGCTTATCAAAAATTGGATAAAAAATATTTTCGTTTACTTTTAAAAGAACTATTTTTTTGCTCTTATTTAGTGTATCTGGATATATTTTAATGGATTTCTCACTAGGATTCAGTATAACAATTTTATAATCAATGTACTTACTTAAAATGTTCAACAGATTAGAATCATTTATATCTTGTACATTTAACTCCATTTTATCGTGTATAATATAAAACATTTTTTCTATTTCTTGCTTAAATTTAATAAGAAAAGATTCATAATTTTGTTCTTTGCTTTGTTCTGACATTAAGTGGTAATTTTTATTAAGAAAATATAATATACACTGGTAAAAACTCCAAACACATTGATTTATGTCTTCATTTTTAGTATTATTAATAATATGCATATAATAACCTTCTTTGTCAATATTAAAAATTTCACTTATATTTTCTGGTATAGAAACATAGTCAGTTTCATTTTTAATATTCATACGCGACTGTTGAATACCAATTGTGTCCATTAACCCTTCGATTAATGCCAAGTCCATATTTACTGCTAATAATTTTTAAATCATTTTTATGAATAAAAAATAACTGCATACATTATATGAGTCGAAAAAGAAGCAGCTCGACATCGGACACTCAAAAAAAGGTTACCTTTGACGATGAGTTACAGAGATGTTCAAACAGATTAAAAGAGTTAGTTATTGAAAATAGCGATATCAAAAAACATCAAAAGGAACATGAAAAAAGTCTCAATAACGTGCGTAAAGAAATGAATGTGTTGTCGAGTAAATTAAAAAAGAATAATAAGTCTATTTCCTTGGATGATATAAAACTATCCAAAAAAAAGAATGAAAAAGAAAAGAAAAAAGAAGAAAAAGAAAAGAAAAAGGAAGAAAAGAAAAAGAAAAAGGAAAAGGAAAAGGAAAAGAAAATGGAAGAAAAGGTTCTCCAAAAAGCTGCACAAAAAAGATCCAAAGAAGTTGTAGAATTTGATCCTAAAGAAAGAGCTGTTTTAATAGTTTCTACAAATGACAAAAAGAAGCAGTCTTTTACTCGTAATATTGAAGACTTTTTTATTGATAAGCTTGGATTCCAACAAACTGATATTCTTAAAATATCCGATCCTAAGAAATTAAACATATTAGATGGTCTCGATCGTCTTATTGAAGCTGGTAATGAAAAAGGTTGTAAAGAATTATGGTTTTTGTACTCTGGAGATGGTATACTAATAAAGAATTTGAAGCAAAATGATATTGAAGACGTTATTGTGCCGTCCGATTACAAAGAAAAAGGCGTTATTAATGCCAAAACTTTCGATAACCGTCTTTTGAGTATTAAAGAAGGGATAAAATTCTATGCACTATTGGATTGTTGCCATGATGGTAACTTTTTGAGTACAAAACATGAATATTGTGGATCTATTGACATGACAACAGAAATTGAAAATTCGCAAGAATACTCTGGTGATATATGTGTGTTTTCTCTTCGAACTATAGAACAGAATCATAAAGGACGAGGAGTTGTTCAAAATCAATATCCACATTTATTGTGCAAAACATTTATAGAACATTATGGAGAATGTGTAGACGATAATCTCGATGAAGTCTCGATGATTTCTATGCTTCATGATATACGGGATTATATGATTTATAATGAAATCGAGGTTAGTCCAATTTTAGGATCGTCAATTCCTGTTTTACCTTCCACGCGTCTTTTAACAATTAAAAATTAATTTCGTTTTTTGTAATTTTTTTTTTCTTTAACTACTATATAAAGCAAAAAACATGTCAGGTGGTTTGATGCAAATCGTTGCCTATGGTGCCCAGGATATTTACTTGTCCGGTAACCCCCAAATTACTTTCTTCAAGGTCGTCTATAGACGCCATACCAACTTCGCCTGTGAATCCATTGAACAGACCTTCAATGGTTCCGCTGACTTCGGTCGCAAGGTCACTGCCCTTATTGCTCGCAGCGGTGATTTGATTGGACGTGTCTACTTGCAAGCTACTTTGCCTGCTGTTGCCATCACCACTGGTTCTTTCCGCTGGGTTGATCATGTTGGTCATCATCTTATTAAGCAGGTTGAAGTTGAAGTCGGAGGACAGCGCATTGATCGCCACTATGGTGACTGGTTGAACATCTGGGCTGATTTGACTGTCGCTGCTGGACATCGCCATTTCCTTGGTCATGGTTATGACGATATGATTGGACAAGGAGGTGCTGATGCTGCTACTTCTTTGCAATACCCCGTTACTGGTTCTACTTCGGAATATACTCTTTATATTCCTCTTCAGTTCTGGTTCTGCCGCAACGCTGGTTTGGCTCTCCCCCTGATTGCTCTTCAATACCACGAAGTCAAGATCAACTTGGAATTCCAACAGTTTGATGAACTCTGGATTGATGCTAGTGCTACTTCTCTTACGACCACCATTACTGGTACTCCTTCTTTGGTTTCTGCTTCTTTGTGGGTTGACTATGTCTACCTTGATACCGAAGAACGTCGCCGCTTTGCTCAAGTTTCTCACGAATATTTGATCGAACAATTGCAGTTCACTGGCGAAGAATCTATCACCAACGGTGGTGCTGCCCGCATCAAGTTGAGCTTCAACCACCCTGTCAAGGAACTTGTTTGGGTTGCTCAGACTGAAGATGCTGCCACTGCTCATCAATGGTCTAACTATACCAACGAAGTTGCTGACGATGCCGAAAACTGTGTTGATCCCTCTGGTGCTACCCGTGCTTTGAACACTGTTGCCACTGCTAAGTTGCAATTGAATGGTCAGGACCGTTTTGCTGAACGCACCGGTACCTACTTCAACTTGGTCCAGAGCTATCAGCATCATACCAACATCCCTGAATCTCCCGGTATCAATGTCTACTGCTTTGCTTTGAAGCCCGAAGATCATCAGCCCTCTGGATCTGCTAACTTCTCCCGTATTGATAACGCTACTTTGAACTTGACCATGTCTACTGGTGTCACTGCCTGCAAGGTCCGCGTCTATGGTGTCAACTACAACGTATTCCGTATTATGTCGGGTATGGGCGGGCTCGCGTACAGTAATTAATTTCAACTAACAAAAAAATAATATAATTAAAAATAAATTTTAAAATTTCACATTTATACAAGTGAAATAACTAGTTTTTAAAAAATTTTGTTAATAGATCTACTATTATTAATGCAATTATTGCTACTACAATGGGATTGCTATCTTCTGGAATA